GTAGCCAGCGCGAGATCGTGGTAGGCGCCTCCCAGGTGCGGGGTCAGTCCGTGCATCAGCACCACGTCCAGCGCGTGCCTGTAGTGCGCCACGGCCTCTCTCGGCTCACCCCTGCCGATGTACATCCTGCCCGGCACTTCTGCCGCCCTGTACGCGATTTCTGCGTTGTGCTCGAACCCCGCCTGATGCAGCGCCGCATCGGACAGGCTAAGGCACGCCTGCACGTCGCCGATGCCGCTGGCGAAGCGGGCGCGGTCCAGCGTTTCTGCGGCGGTGTTCACGCGCGGAGTGGCTCCAGTGCCTTCTTCAGGTCGTCGTACACGTCCAGCCGGGTTTCTATGCGCGCCAGCCGCTCACCGATGCTGCGGTCTTCGGCCAGCCGCTCGCGTTCGTGCTTCTCCAGCATCTCCATCACCCGGTCCATCCGTGCATCGTGCCTCCCAAACTGCTCCGCAAGCGAGGTCTGCGTCAAGTGTACGCGCTCCACCACGCGGTCCGTGGCTTCGATTCTGGCGGCGTTAGTCGTGATGGACTGGCCCAAGGCGCCCAGCCGCTCGCCCTGCTCCTTGAAGCGGCGCTCCGATTCGCCACGGTCGCGTTCGGCCTGCTCCTGCAACGGACGGCGAATGAACTTCGCGACGAAGGCGACGGCGGCGGCCACCGCAAGCGCGAATTGTACCACCAGCGAGAGCCAGCCGCTCAGAGTGTCGGGAAGAAAGGGCGGCATTTTGTGGTGCCAAGTGGAAGGCGATAAGCGTGCGCCGACGTGAGAACTGGCGCCCTTTGTCTGCTTACGGCTTGAACGCGGCGTACAGGGCTCCGGCGATTCCCACCAGCACGCCGATGGCGCCCAGCGCGGAAGCCAGCAGCGCACCGGCGGACGAGAAGCCGCCCCCTCGCGCGTCGCTGCGCTCTACCTGCTTCGACAGTGCGGCGATTTCCGCGCCGCGTCCCCGGTCCTGTACGTTCATGGTCTCCGCGATTGCCGCGATCTGCTCCTTGAAGGCGGCCTCCTGCTTGGTGACAGCCTCCTTCGCGGCCGTGAACGCCGTGGTCACGTTGCGCTCGGAAGCCGCGAACTTGGCGTCAGTCAATTCCTTCTGCGCTGCCAACTGAGCCTCGACGGACTGAATCTTGTTCTCCAGCAGCACTTGCAGATGGTCGATTTCCCGTAGCAGTTGGGCCGTCGTCAGCGTGGACGGGTCGGGGCGCGGGATATTTGGTGCGACTGCCCGCCCTTGCTCGCCATACTGCTCTGTGGTGTCGGGCATGGCCTCAGCACCCAATGTCCGGCAGTACCCTCGCCCTGATGCTGTCCTCCGTCTTGCGCGCGGTGCAGAAGATCGTGCGGGCGCGCTCCCACTCCCGCCTGTCCTCGTTATATCTGGTCTCCAACGCGTTCTGGCGCACCTCCAAGGCCGTCACGCGCACGGAGTTGCTGCGCACGTCCTGCCGCTGCTGCAGCACCATGGTGATCACCGCCACCAGCGGACCAATTAGCCCAATCAGCAGCAAGAGACCCTTCAGGTCCACTGCCACCGTCAGAGCGCCCCGACGTTCCGGTCCGCTGTATCCATTCGTGCCGTTTGGCATCGCCTTCCCGCCCGGTAGGTTTGTGCGCGCCGCCTCTCGTTCCACTACGTCCAGCACCTTCGCCACGCTCCCGCCCCTGCACCACTCCGCGTCGATGGTTTCCAGCACGTCCAGGGGCCAGCCCTGAAAGGCGTTGCCGCTCTCCTGAAGCCTGCGGGCGGTGATTGGCCCGTCTTCGTCCTCCAGCGCATCCCAGCGTGCAAGGTCCTGCGGCGTGGCGCCTTCCAGCAGCGCCAGTTGGGCCAGCGGACCACCAGCCACCCATGCCGACTTGCCTGAGCCTGTCGCCGCCGCGATAGCCACGCGCAGGCGGTCGCGCTGGAGGGTGGTCAGCACCGCGCATCACTCGGGAGCAAGCACGGGTTCCGCCACTCCTGCCACGATCCCCGTTTCCACGTCCTGTCGGAGCTTTACCAGCACGGCAAGGTTGGCTAGGTGTACATCGCTTGCGTCCTTGGGGAGCGATGCCGCCGTGACGTGGATACATTTGAGGATCGTGGCCTGCTGCTCCTTGGTGTCGAACAACATAACGGTATCTGTCAGGCGGAAGTGACGGCCTCCCACGCCGATGCGGCGCGGAAGTTGAGCTTGCCCGTGGATGTGTTGTAAATCACGAGCCCAGCGGGCGGCGAAGAGATAGCGTCACGCTGCGTAGTTGTGAGACGGGGCAACAGCAATCCGCGCGTCGTCCCCTCAATTTGCAGTGATGCAGCAGCGTTTGGAGACGTGCCGGTTGATCCGAGCACTGTCTGCCCGCCTACATTCAGAGCTCCCGACAGCGTAACCGCGCCAGTCGAGCGCGTGATCGATACGACCGTGAACAGGGCGGCACCAGTATCGTCGCGAACTTGCACCTCCACATTCGAGCCAGCGTTGGAGCCGGATTCCGCAGTGCTGTTCACTCGCACAACCAAGCGGTTGGAGCCTGAAGTACGAAACACCACGTCCCGGTTGGTTCCGGCAGCACCGTCGATAACCAGAGCAGCCACGGTCGGTGCGTTGGACCACGCCGGTGCGGTTGTATTGTGCGTTAGGATGGACGCCGACGCAGGTTTCGCGAGATTGGAGAACGCATCTGCGCCCGTGCTGTACAGCATCCCGCCCGCCGTGCTGGTGACGCCCGCCAGCGCGGTCAGCGTCGCGTCGAGTGGCTGCGCGCCGATGGTGGAGAGCACCGTGGCTGCGTCGGCATCATCCAGGAACGTGCGGGCGAAGACGCTTAGATCAAACATCGCCGCCGTGCCAGAGCCCGTGAAGTAGATACCCTTGTTGGCGGCCGATGTGAGACCGGCGATGGCGGTAAGTTCAGCGTCCAGCGGTTGCGCGAGGGCGCCCACGGCAGACGCGAAATCGCTGATCGTCGCCGCCAACTGCGTCCCGGTGTGATGGGAACGGGCGAGAAAATACGCCGAGTCCTGGCTGACGGCACCAAGATAATGCGCCGTCAAGTTATCCACGCGGTCAGTCCCCACAACAACGAAAGGAACCGTGGATGACTGGAACGATGCGGCCGCGTTGAATATTTGCGAAAGCGCCCACGTGCCGGAAGTATCCAGCCGCCCGAGCCCGGATGCGTGGTATCCATCCACCTTGTCGGCATTCAGGTACGTGACCAGCGACGCCAAGGAATGCAGCACGAACGGCGGCCCTCCGCCAATGGAGGATAGGTCGATGGCGGATGCCAGCACCAGCGTTCCGTCAACCTCCAGCTCAGCAGTTACCAGACCGTACTCAACATTGAATTGCTCCGCAACCACTTCATCCAGCGTAGCCGTACCGTAGAGCTTGCTGGCGTTCAGGGCGCTTATGTGCGATTCGTCCAGCGTGCCTGTGGCGTTCTCCAGCGCGAGGTAGTAAGCCGCGGGGTAGCCGCCGACGCCTGCGCCAGAGCCAGCGGACGCGTCCAGCCACGACTTCGCGTCAGGGAGGGGGCCGAAGTCCAGCCCGGCGCCGCAGACGATCTCGCCGTCTAAGACGATGCGCTTGCTGCCGTCCGTGTTTACGAGCGTCGCAGTCATGGCAGGCTTCCCGGCAGGAATACCTCGTTGGACAGAGGGGACCATGGCCCTTCAAGACCCGGCCCGGCGGTATTGCGCGCGTGCATGGTAATACGCGAGCCGATGGCGTATTCTCGTTCGTCGGTAGAAGTGCCCGCTGGTAGCGAAATCAACCCGCCAGGGTCGGTCACTCCGTCCACGAAATACTCCAGTTCAAGAGCGTCAGTGGTATTGGTGTTGATCCACGTCGCCACGACCGACTGATTGCCACCATCCACTGCGCCCCTTTCGAGGAATGGAGTGAGCGGTGCCGTCGTTGGAATCTCGCCACTGCCCGGCCCTACGCCCACGATGGCAATGGAGTCTTCCGCCTTGGCGAACCTGTCGCCCGCATAGGCCCTCACGTGCACGTAATGTACACCGTTCTGCACGCTCCAAGAAGCGATGCGGTTGGGCCTGCGGTACTCGCCCTGCGAAAATGTGTCGTCGGGCACCCCGGCGGTCACGGGTGAGGCCCCCGCGTTATCCCACGCGCGCCACGACTCCACCTGATCGTTGTAGTCTACTTCCACGTTCAGCGTGCCCACTGGATCATGTGTCAGGGTGATAGAAAAGATGGATGGGCGTCTGCCGATGCCCGCCACGTCCACGCCCCTGCGGCGCCACTCCTGCCAGTGGCCCTTGGGCTTGTCCGTGCACTGCCACCGCGTCAAGGCCACGCCCGGAGAGTCCCCGGAGTGCGATGCGGAGAACACCGCCGCCAGCATGGGTTCATCCCACAGGATTTCGTTCTCACCCCATTCCACCATCGCATCGATGGCCGCGAACGGCGCGAACTTGGTCTCCACCTCCACCGGGAACGGCGCGCTGCTCACGTCGGCGTAGGCTGCGGCCACCATGGCGTCCAACTCGGCCTGCGTGTCGCACGCGCTCGCCTGATCTTCGTCAAACTGGAGGAAGAGCGGGCCGTACAGGTCTACCAGCGGGTCCGTGGGCACGTCCACCTCTGCGGGCAGTTGCGAGACGAGAATTTCGCCCGTCTCGCTGTCCACGCAACGGCCGCGCACGATGGTGCGCAGGTTCTCGCCGCTGGTGGAGAGGCGGTTGACTTCAAGGTACGTTTCGGGCCCGACGCGGTATTCCGCGGTGTCGGCGGCGCGGTCCGGTTCGATTACGGTGATCTGTGATTCGGTTGGCCCGTCTACCTGACGGATGCTCTTCCCGCCCCATTGCAAGGCCACCTGTAGCAGGCCCTCCCACACCTTCACGTCCTTGGGTATCCATTCCGTAATCGCCAGCCGGTCTCCCGTGGTCGCGTCCGCTAGCACGTACTGGCCCGCACCCATGTGGGCGTCAACGTACGCCTGCATCACGTCGAAGGCGTCGGGCGGATCGTCAGGGTCGCCGTAGCGCGCCTCAGAGCGCATCTGCGTATCCGCCAGTTTCCCGGCGTAGTCACGTGCGGGTACGGTGATGTCGCCCGTCTTGCGCGGCCAGTCGCTGTCGTCCGTCACGCCGCGCCAGTGGAAGCCTGCCAGCCAGTCTGCGGCCGTGGGCTGCCTGCTCACCTTCGCCACGCTGCCGCTCTCCACGTCGTTGGTGAGCGGCGAGACAGGAAGCGTTGTGGCGCCCGCAGCCGTTTCCGCCGTCACAGTGCAGCGCGCGAACGGGAAGTGCAGCACTGAGCCCGCGCCAACGTCGCTGTCCAGTGCCTCCACGGTGAGAGACTCGTCGCCGTAGTCCGCCGGTGCGGCGAGCGTCACGCGCGAATCGACGCGCAGGTTGCAGGCGCGGAACTCCACCTCGCGATTCCAGTCGAGCGCCGGAGCGAACGTCTCCCCATTTTGGTTCAGTGCTGAACCAGTTACCAGCGGAGCCAGCGAAACCCCGTTGATTTGGCGATGCAGCGTGAACGAAGCGGAGCCGATGGGCGTATCCACGTCCGCCGGTGTGACCCGCCACGACTTGATCCAGTTCTGGCCGCCGAAGTCCCGGTATGACTGCATCACCGTGCCATCGCCTTCGGGGCGCTCAATCAGCAAATCGACTTCGGTGACGAACTCGCGCGACTCCCACAGGTTGAGCGTCTGGAACGGATCGGACGGGACCCATGCGCTCGTCAGTCCGAACTCGTCCTCGTCCTGTACCTCCAGTTGCAGGTCGGGGTCAAGCGCAGGCCGCCCGCCATCGCCTTCCGCGCCTTCCGGCAAGCCCACCACGTAGAACGCACCAGAGAGCGCTACAGGCGTTGCGGCCACCACGAGAGTGTCCGTGGATACCCGGCGCACCCTCGCGCGTCTGTACGCGTGTGAGGCCCCTTGCGGGTGCGAATACGCTGCCGCCTCACCTTTCGCCGTCGTTCGCCGAATGTCAGATACGGTGACAGGCTCCGGGTCAGCGGGCGGGAGCAGCGGGTCTGGTGCCGTATCGCCTGCGGTCCCCCAACTCCAATAGTCGAAGCCGACGCGCCCCGTGTTGTAGCTGTGGATGCCCGGTTCTACGCCTGCCGCTCCGGACGGCCAGTCGGTGCGATCCTGGTCCAGCATCCACGCACCGGGTTCCGTATCGCCTTCGGGCCACACTTTCGCGCGCAGGCGGCCAGCGGTAGGCGAGACGCCATCCCAGCGTGCACGCACCCATACGTAGTCACCATCAGAGATCGCACCGCCGAACGAAACCGTGCTGCCGATAGCAGAGTAGGAACCTCCCGCCACCTTGGAAACACCCGTGGTGCCGTCCGCGAACACATCCACGCCCCAGCCGGTGATAGAACCGCCGTAGGCCACGATGTAGAAGGTGAACGCGTTTAGCGTGTAGCGGACCCGCGCCAGCACTTCGCTTACAGTGCCGTCCGTGGGCGTCGTGTGCCGCAGGATGTCGAAGGCGCCGTTCGTGGAGGTCTTGCGGATCAACTTCCCGTCCCGCGCGCCCGCGTCAGCCGCAACTTCCCAATTGGCGCTGGAGCCACCCCACGAATTACCCGCAAAACCGGGGACCGGCGAGCCCGTGGAGAGAGACGCGAAGTCCAGCCTGGATTGCGCCACGTCACGCCTCCCTGAACGTCAGCGTGGGCGCCACGTTGACCGCCGTGTAATCGGTCGGTCCGCTCTGAACGTCTGGCCCTTCCGGTGCCGTCTCCACCGTCACGATGCAGAGCACCTCTTCGCCATGCAGCACCAGCCCGGAGCACAGCACCGCGCCACCGTCCGCCGCCGCGCGCAGGGTCGCTTCCTCCGTGAGGGTGATCCAGTCGCACGTCCCATCCCACACCCGTCGTGGCGAGTCGCGTCCGTCCGCAAGGCGGTTGCTGAACGACGCTGACACCTCGCCGCGATACTCGTTGGCGCGGCGCTGGAAGGACGTGAGCCTTAATCCGATACCGCCTACGCTGATTGAATCGGCCATGGTCTACCCCAACTGCGCGGCGAAGGAGCGCAGGCCCAGCGTATAGGTCGCCTCGCGGCGAATCTCGCCCTTCAGCCGCCTCCACAGTTCGGCCACGTCCTCACCCGGCGCCGCATGGAGGTGGATTTCACCGATGCGAGGCGCCCACACCGGCGCGCTCTGCGCGCTCCCGCTCCTCACGCTCTCCGTGGGCACGTTCATGGGCGCGGTGGCTTCGAAGCGGTACTTGGCGATCTTGAAGCCCTGCACCGCGTTGATAACGGATTCAGACAGGCGGTTGAGGTTCTCCGTCGTCTTGTTCAGCGCGTCGTTGAAGTCGAGGCCCTGAAGTTCCTTGCGCTTCTTCTTTATCTCGTCGGCTGCGTCGAAGAAGGAATCCGCGCTGCCCCGCAGGCTGTTGCCGAGCTTCACCAGCCCATTGCCCGGATTGCCGAACGGGTCAAGGAAGTTGATGACCTTGCCGATGGCGCGCACGAACCAGCCGATCCCCTTCAGCAGCGTGCCAATCACGCGGTCGAACGCCTCCTGCACGAACGACAGCACAATGGCCAGCGCCTTCAGGATGGGGAACAGCAGCCGCAGTACGGGCGTCACGCCGATGGCGATGATCTCCCCGAAAATCTTGACGGGCAGCAGCACGGCCTCCAGCACGGGACGCAGCGCCTCCATGGCCTGTGACAGCGCGTAGGCGGCCAGCCCTGCGGGGGTGAACTGTGCGGCCATGGCCTCCACGCCGGAAATCGCGTTGCGCAGTTGCGACTTGCCGAGCTCCTTCAGTGCGCGGCCAGACTGCGTCAGCGCCTCGTGGAAGCCGCCCAACGCAACGCCAAGCAGGGAAAGCCGCTCGCTCACCTGATTGATGCCGCTCGTCGCCAGCCGGTTCGCGTCGCGTGCGGGCAACTCGCCCACAGCAGACACGATCTGGCCCACATTGCGCGACGGACCGCCACCCAGCGGAGACGTGGGCAGAAGGCCAATGCGTGCCTTCATCTGGAAATCCTGCGCGAGCGCCTTCAATTCTACCCGCGCATCCCGCAACTGCGCGCGCAGCACGTCGATTCCCCAAGTCAACTGTGGCGGCGGAGTGCGGCCCGCCTGCTGGAAGCGCTTCAACCCGTCCTGTAGTGTATCCAGTTCGTTGCCCAACTGATCCACAAGCCGAACCTGCTCCTGCATATTGTCTGGCAGGAGGTTGAGCGATGGCACGTTGAAGCGCTGGAGCACGGCCAGTTCGCGCAGGCGGTCCGTCAGCGTGTCAATCAGGCCGCGGAACTTGTCAGCCCCGCCGGGTGGCACAGCGGGCGGCGTTGGGGCAGTGGAAGAGTTGTCCAGCAGGTCCAGCGCCTTCTTCAGCGAAGCGATGCGAGCGGCGGTGTTGTTGGCCTCCACACCCAGCGCGTGCAGGTCGTGGGTCTCCCGAACGAATGGCACGGCGCGAGGATTGAGAGCGGCTACAACTCCGCCACGCCGGAAGGCATCCGCAATTCCCTCTGGCTGTACACCGCGCTGAAAACCTCTTCCTGATGCCATCAACGCCTGCTCTGAAGCCTGCGTGGTCATCAGGTTGAGCATCTCTCGGTTAAGATTCGAGAGAAGTTGTCCACGCGAGAGGCCGATCAGGCTTGCCCGGTACGTGTCCGCCGCCGCCGCCGCCGAGAGCGCGTCCAGTTTGTTCTTGACGAAGAGCGCCGAAAGCCCGCCCAAAAGGAGCAGGACGCCACCCGTCGCTATTGTCCCCGCCAGTCCCGCAACCCCCAGCGCAGCAGTGAGCGCCACAACTGCCGTTGTCAGTTGCCCGACGAGGAACAGGAGCGGTCCAGCCACGGCCACCACAGAGCCGATGGCTAGGGCCCACCGAACGGTTTCCGGGTTGAGTGAGCGGGCGCCTTCCAGCGCACGTGTGAGACTATCCACGAGCGGGACGATCACCGGAATAAGCTGCTCCCCAATTGCCACCTTGGCCCGGAACAGCGAATCGGTCAGGTTCTCAAAGGAGTTTTTGACTCCACCGGAAACCGTGGGCAGCCTCTCCAGCGCAGTGAGCAGACGATCCAGGAATTGAGAAGAGGACAGGCCAAGCTTTTCAATGTCTTCAGCGCTTACAGTGCCGAACGCCTGCCGCAAAGCCTGACCGACGGCTGGCGCCGCGTCGATAATGGGCCGCAGGTCTTGGGAAAGGACCTTGCCCTTGGACGCCAGTTGCCCAAGTTGCACGGTGATACGGTCCAGTTCTGCCTTGCCGCCGCCGGTGAACGCCACCGCGTTCCCGAAGGCGCGTAGCGCGCGCTCCGCCACGCCGACGTTGATCCCCACGGCCTGTAGCCTGATGCTGCCCTGAATCGCTTCGCGGAAGCCAAGGCCGGGCAGGCGCGCCACGTCCTCCAACCGCTTCAATTGCTCTTCGGCGCCCTTGGACGAGCCCGCTACGGCGACAAGACCGCGGCGCAGGCTATCCATGTCAGCCGCAGCACTGCCCACGGCCACGCCCAACCCTACCAAGGGCAGGGTTATGCCGATGGAGAGCGCGGCGCCCGCGCTCTTGACGCCCGCAGCGAAGCGCTGGACAGCGGCGGTGCCCTTGTCCAGTTCGCGGTACAGGTTCTTCAAATCCGCGTTCGCTTCAACGACAAGCTTGGCAATCGCCATGCGCTTTACAGCCTCCAGACGTCTCAAGGGGCGGCGGCGGACCGCCTCCGTTCAGCTAAGTCCACCGACGCCCCAAAACACAGCGGGATACTTCTTCGCCACGCGGGCAAAGCGCTCCAACTCTATCTGAGAGAGACGCTCGCCTAGTTCTCCGGGGAGGATACCAAAGCGGGCACAGAGACAGTCGAAGAAATCTTGCCCGCTGCCGGAGGGTTTTCTGCTTCTGCAATCCCCATCAGTTCGTTGTGGGCTTCGACCACTGCCGTCGTGTCGTCAATGTGCCACGTCGCGATTTCGTCCCGGTCCGGCAGGAGGTTCCAGTTGTAGAGCGGAACGCCCGGGTTGTCGGGGTCCTCCACGGCGTAGGCGACCATCGCAGAGCCACGGTCCTGTTCCGCAGCGGCATTGACGCGCTGCATGTCGCCGCTCATTAGCGTGCGCACGGTCACTTTCACGCCGGTCTGCGGCAGGGTGACGATCTTGCGCTTTACCAGCGCCCTGCTTTTCTCGTTGAGCGTCTCGCGTAGCGATGCCATGGGTCAGGCCAGAGTCACGGTGGAGGGGGCGTCGTCCACGCCCTCGAAGGAGAAGGAGCGGCTGACGATCTCGGTGGTGGCGTCCAGCGGCAGGTTGTGCGCGGTGATGTTCACCTCGCCCTGCTCCGCCTTGGCGCCCGTGCCCGTGCCTTCGGGGCAGAACTGGATGAACACGGTGGTGCCGTTGCGCTTGGCGGTTTTCAGCACTTCCTGACCGGACGTGTCGCCGCTGTCGAACAGCACAGTGATGTCGCCGCCCCACGTCTGGTCGCCGGGCCGCGTCACCTGACCGCCAAGGTACTTCGTCTTGGTGCGGCCTTCCTGTCCCTCATTGCTGTTGGCCGCCGTCACCTTGCCGATGGAGGTATAGGTGCCGCTCACCGTAGTGGAGACGCGCACGCGTGCGTTTACGGGGTCGAACGGGAACGCCATGGGTGTATCCTCGCGTCGTCGGGGTTAGTCGTTGCGGGCGGCGTCCTGTACGCGCTCCACGATCTCCGCCTTGCTGCCTACGGTGGCGACGCCCACTGCCGCCGCGCGTTCCACCAGTGCGACCTTGCCGAGCGACGCAGCCTCTCGCGCCAGTCGCCCGCGCTCGTTGGTCAGGTTGGGCATGGTGAACGTCTCGAACACCATGGGTTCGGCGTTGGACGTGGCTTCCTTGGGCGCACCCTCTCGCTTCGTCATTTCGCTTCTCCCTGCGTTTCAGTCGTTGCCGAGGGTACGTGGCGCGGGTGGCGGCGCGTCTTGCGGCTGCGGGGCAGGGAGAGCGGCCAGCAGGGCATCCGCGCCCATCACCACGGCCATTGCCTGCGCCCGCAGCGCCGTGGCCTGCTGCCGGAGTGCCGCAAGGGCTTCGTCCGTCACGGCGTCTCCAGTGCGAGCACCCGGAACCTCATTGGTGCGTGCCGCTTGTTCGGTTCCTCCAGCACGGTTTCGAAGTCCAGCCGTAGCGCCGTGGAGACGTGGCCAGAGATTGCCAGCGGTGCGCGGAGCGCCACCTTTGCCGCCGCCGCTACCGCCGAGACACCTGCATTCCCCGTAAGGTCGCTGTCGAACGCGTGCACAGTGATCGTGTGGCCGAAGCCTCGCGTTCCCAGCGTACCACCTTCCTCCACTCCGGTGAGGCTGTCCACGGTGATCCACGGCGTTGCCGTGCCTGCTGGTGCAGCCGTGTCGAACACCTTAGCCCCTACCAGCGCCGCAACGCCGCTGTCGCCCTTCAGGCGCGTGACAACGGCCACCTGTAGCGGATAGATGGCGCTCACGCCCTCACGCCCTCCACGCCACGCCTGATGGCGTCGCCTACGGCCCTCGTGACGCGCTCCCGGTGCGCCTCGTGGACGCGAAACAGGAAGTCGTTTGCGCTCTGCGTGGACGATCCCAGGATCACAGGATAGAAGTAGGGATACATCCCCGCCTCTGCCCAATCGGTTTCATCGTAGCCTACGGTGAACGTCAGACCTTCCGGCGAGAACTCCAGCCGCGTGTGAGCCGCGAGAAAGCCCGTGCGCTTGGGCGCTTCCTGCACCGTGTCCTCGTGCTGATTATTGCCTTCGCGCTGCATTGCCGCCCGGATGTTCCTGCCGATCTCCGCCTTGGCGACGTGCACGTTGGCGATCAGCCCAGACACGCCGCGCACCTCCAGCCCACCGCTCATACGCGCCTCACAAATGCCTTGCGGTGGACGGCAAACGTACTCTGGTGCGCCACACCTTCCACCGTGTAGTTGACTGTCGTACCATGCCTAGCGCTGTACACCGTCACCGTGTCCGTGCCCCGGATATCCGTGCCCAGCGGTAGCATGAGCTTTTCAAGCCCAACCTGCCGCAACTCGCCGGAAACGATGTCTTCCGTGTCCGTGGCGTCCAGCGGCCCGATGCGCCCCACGGTCTCCGTGTCCGCGTTCCCGCTCGCCACCATCGCACCGCCTGCATTGGCCGTGGCTGCTCCCGGCCGGTGGATCGTCACCGCATCCAGCATCTCGCCTTCGGTGAGCGCCTGAATCCGCGGCAGTACACCAGTCAGGATGCTCACCTAGAAACTCCTGACGATCTGCTGTGCGAAGGAGGCGCGCGGCGGCGTGTCGGCCTCCACGGTCACCGCTGTGGCGTCCTCCACCGCATCCGTGAACGCGGCCTTCCACTCCGCTACCTTCTGTGCGAAGTACTTGCGTTGATCCGCCGCGTACGCTGCTGAGATGTCGCCCTTGTCGATGCTGACGGAGTTGGGATCGCTCGCCATCCGCAGCAGCACGTCACTGAAGCCGCGCCAGTACGTGTACGCCAACACTACCGCATCCGCCTGTTCCTGCGTGGCCCCATCCGGCACCTTGCTCGCCCCCAGCGCTATCCAGATGCCAGCCGCAGTCGGCAGGTCTGGCGTGCTGAACCACGAGGCTTGCAATTCCCCGGTTGGGGCCGTTACGTCGGAGGAGGTGATCGGCACAGGTTACGTCCCGCTCGCTTCAACGATGGCTTGCACGTCTGGCTTGGTGTAGCCGTTGGGGCTGGACGGCGACGCGCCCTTGAAATCGCCCGCCGACAGCCCTGCATCCTGCGCCGCTTCGCGCGCGGCTTCGCTGGCGAAGTCAACGCCGTCAAGCGAGCCCTGCCCCGAATCGCTTGCCTTGCTCTCTGCTAGCTTGGCGCCGTCCTTCACGGGCTTGCCGTTGGCGTCCACCAGCTTGCCCCGCACCCGGTAGCGCCCGCCGGGAATCGTCTCTGCCATCGTGGCCCCTTAGTTGAAGGTGGGAGCAGTGTATACGCCGCCGCTTCCCGCGTTCGCCCACAGTATCGCGCCGTTGGTGCGCGTCCACGCACCGAAGCCGAACAGCGTCTCCATGTGGCGCGCGTGCAGCGGCATCAACTCCGTCTCCGCAGCCAAGTAGAGGCCCTGAAGCTGGCGCTCCGAAGGTACGCGCATCCGCAGCGGCTTGCGGTCGTCGCTCGCGTCGAAGGCAAAGAAGTACTCGGCGGGCATCCACGGCTTCGTCCACACCTCAGCCCCGTGGAAGCGACCGATGGCGCGGTTGTCCAGCCGCGACATGTCCAGTGTGCCGTTCGCGCGGTCGTTGGCGGTGCCGGGGATGATCCCCTGCTCCACGTAGGGCGCGAAGTCCGCCAGTGCGCGTACGGTGCTTTCCTGCGCCCGGTTGATGTAGATGCGGAGGGCACCGCCGTGGTCATGCTCCACCACGTCGTCCACCAGTGCCACCAGCGCCGTGTTGAGCCCGGAACCCGACGTGCTGGCCGTAGCGTCGTAGTGCGTGTGCGTGGCCCCGTCGAACGACTCCGCGTTGCGGTTGATGGGGATGGGGTCGCCGTCCGCGTTCAGCAGCCGCTTGACGTTCAGCGTCTCGCCTACGGCCTCCGTGGCGAAGCGCTCGATTACGTCAAAGTTGGTCGCACCGAAGAGCGCGTTCCGCACCCCGCGCCGCAGCGCGTTGACGTGCGCACGCTGTGCCAGGATTTGCTTTTCGATCATGTCCGCCACTGTGGCGCGGATGAAGTAGTCCCGCGTCCAGCCTACCGCGAACTGCTTCTTGGTGAGCCCCCACGCGACCTTGCCCTTGGCGGCGGCCTTCTGCGTGCGCACCGCGCCGAACTCGTCCACGTCCTCCATGTCGGCATCCTGCTCCACGCCGTACGTCCCCGTGCGCTCCGTGGTGGTCGCCACGAGATCGTTCAGGATGCCCTGTACCTGCGCGTTGTGCGCGTCCAGCGCATCGCGGAGCGGCTGCACAAGGTTGTCCACCCCGAATTCAATGATGCGGCTCTCCGCCGCGTCGCGGTTGCTGAGCAGGTCCGCGATTGTGTAAGTGCCGGTGACGGCCATTTGCGGGCCTCCTTACGCGACGAGGGCACGGACGACGATGTCCGTGGGGGAGATGATCTTGGCGATGGCGACCTCGCCTCCAGTGGTCGCTCCATCGTCCAGCCGTCCAGCGGTTTCGCCAAGGAAGAGTGCGGTCGGCGCGGTGAGGCCCGTGCCGTAGCCGAAGCGCGTCCCCGGCCCGTACAGCGTCACCGGCTCACCCTCTGCGTAGGCGACGGGCGTAAAGCCATCCACCGCCGCCGCTGCGTCCGCTGCCGTACCGTTGGACATGTAGACCATCATCTTGCCGTCCACCACTTCCTTGATGTAGCAGGGCGCCACGGCGTCCAGCGCCTCTCCGGCGATGTAATCACCCGAGAGCTGGGGCGCCTTCATCGCTGTGGTGGCGTCGATATGCGCCGTGCTGGCGCGGGTGATGAGAGCCATTTCGTTTCTCTGTTCCGGGTTGCGCTAGACGGAGTAGTCCACCTTGGTCCGCACCGCCTTCGCGTGATCTTCTGGCGTCCGCGTGGTGCCGCCCGCGCTCGCCATGCCGCGCTGCTCCGGCACTCCACGCCCATCGCCGCCTGCTCCGCTTCCGTTCCCGTTGGCCGAAGCCACCAGCACGGGCGCGAGATACGGCCACTTCTCCTTGATGATGTCCGCCACGCGCACCTGCTTGCCGTCCACGGTCGCGAACGCCGTCTTCTGTTTCACGTTTTCCTTCTTGCCCGCGTTCAGGCGCTCCACGGTCACTTCGCCTTCGCTCAACTCCAATGCGTCGAAGCCCGTGGTGTTCTGGAGCACGTCGGGCGCCTGTTCGTTCCACCCCTCGGTAGCGAGCGCGCTGCGCAGGATGTCCTTGCGGTCGCGCTGCTTCTTCTCCGTCGCCAGCGTGTCGCGCTCCGTCTTCAGCATCGCCACGTCCTCCGGCTTGACGCCCAGCGCCTTCCACGCCTCGTACGTCTTGGCATCGTCCGCCGTCAGCACAATCGAACCTTCGGGCGGCAGCCCCTTGGCCTTCTCCTTCAGCCCTTCGATTTCCCTTCTCTGCTTCTGATTGTCGGCTTCAAGCTCGCCAATCTTCCGCGTCACATCTGCCGGGCTGGAGGCGATCAGGCGGAACGCTACAAGGTCCGCGTAATCGCGTTCGGAGAACGCTACTTCGGCCACGGTGGAACCCCTGTCTGTCTGGTGAGGCCCCGGCATCCGGGGCGCAGCGCGGCGGCATCCGTCGCGGGCGGTGGAGGGCTGCGGCCGGGAGCATCCCCCGGCCTGTTTTTCTACTGCGGATCGGACAACTAGGGCGGCTACAAACGCGACGACGGCCCCGCCCTTCGCTCTGTGGCGAAGGTGAGGCCGTATCCCTGTAAGCCGTCTCCCGTGTCCCCTGCTCTAGCCTCAGCACCGGGAGAGTGCGTTTCGGGAGCTACCCTAGAGGCCAGACTTAGAGCCGTCGCCGGGAGTCGAACCCGGAACCGTCGCCTTGGAAGGGCGTTGCTCTGCCAATTGAGCTACGGCGGCACTTCCCACTGCGGCGCTCGCGCCTTCGGGCCGTGGGCGCCCGTTCAGGTTTTCCCTGACCCAGCTTCCGGTGCACTGGTCTTATCGGCCCCGAACGGTGCGCTTATCGCCAGCGTCGATCCAGAGAGCACGATGCGGCGCCGTAGCGCCAGAGGTCCGCGCAGGGTTCAAACCTGCGACCGCTCGCTTACGAGGCGAGTGCTCTATCAACTGAGCTAGCGGACCGTTTCTGCCGCCGTACTTATAGCGCGGCGACGGCAGTAACCGCGAGGCTATCCATTTGACGCGGCTTGTTCCCAAGCAGCCGCAACTCTCTCTGTATGAGCCCGTGGAGAGAATACGGGACGTGAGTGCGGATTTCGCCAAGCTGAGCCGCTCGTTTGGCACTTGTGCCTCTTGGCCGGGAGCGCACCCCCTACCGAACGTTGTAGTTCATACCTGCACTATACGCGCCAGCCGTTCCCTCGTCAAGTGCGTCGCATTTCAACCCTGAACGATACCCGCCCGTCCTCCTCCTCGTGCTTCGGAGGATCGGTTGCTTGACCCATCCAGACCTGCCCGTCCGCAGTCACTTCAAACCACGGGTTTGGCGCTTCTGGTATTTGACTTTCCCATGCTGTCACGTGAAGGGTCGCACTCTCGGCGGTATGAACCTTGAACGTCGCCTCCACGCCGTTAGACAACGCCATTGTGTGCATCCTGTATATCCTCAACCTGTGCAAGGTGAGCAGGGCGTGACACCGCCGCACTGAGAGTCCACGCACGACAGGCAGGTATGCCACATCGTTGGCCCGCACGTCGGCATCCCAGCGCATCCCGACCTGCGCAGGTCCCCATCCCTGCGCAGGTGGCGAACGTCGGTTCTCCGCCGCCGCCGCAAGTGTCTGGATCGCCGGAATACTGCACGCATCCACCCCAGCAGGTATCCTCCAGCGCGCCAGTCGCTAGACCCTGCACCGTTCCTGACCCGTGGAACGCCAGCGTCTCGAACGATTCTACCGCCAGCGTATCCAGATCCAGCCTCAGTTTCGCGGCCATTTGACCTACCCTCCCGTGTCAAGGTGGGCATACGGTTGCGGTCAAATCACAGGGTAATATTTGTCCAACCGCAGGTCAATGCCAGAAACGTTGGAATCTACGGTTGCTGCTACAACAGTCAGGCAGCGGATGCGCTCCTGCTCCGCTTTCTGCTGAGGCGTGAGGCCGTCAGGGCCGATGTACTTTAGGGCCGTGCCGCCGAAGTAAGGCACTGGTGCAAACCAAGTCGGGTGGGTGGATGCATAGCGCGCTCGCAGGCTGCGCTCCACGTCCGCATTCATCGCTGTGCTCTCTTCCATACACATCCAATTCTTTCTCCCATTCGAACAGAAACGTTCGCCGCGGTTTCCCTGCATCTGAGCAGGTCGCACGCGTAGTGCAAGGTTAAAAAGCAGGTGGCGCCAGTATTCCCACGGCGCATAGTGGCATTCCGGCTCGTACATCCACCATGGGCGCACCCCGAACCAGAAGCAGCACCAGACAGATTTGCGCCTGCTCATCTATATTCCCACGAGCACCGGTCACGTACCTTGCAATCCCGCTCCCCAATCTCCGTCTGCGCAGGATCGTTGATAGGAAGCCAGCCACGGGCGGCGGCCTCTATACAGCCCTGACACGAATCCGTCTTGTGTCGGATGCTTTTCCTTTCCGTGGCTCCGCGCACTAGCTGCTCCGCCTTCTCAAAACGATGGTGGAGGGGTCTGCCAGCTTGCGCGTATAGACGGACGCGAGCGTTGAGCGAATCAGAGAGTGATTGCTTCCCCGTCGCCACGTCGCGCATGAACCCACGCAGGTACTTGTACTGATCCTGCACGTAGCGCCCGACGCGTCCGTAATCCGCCTCAGTCATCTGCGCCCATCCGCCCTTCGCCGCCGCGCCGCTGTAGACGGAGACAACCTTCACTTCGCGGCGCATCCGCACTTCCCAGGTAATCAGGTCGATGGAGCCGGAGCGCAGTTGGTTCGCCAGCACGTCCATGCGCTTGCCTGCCGACTCTAGCGCGCTGTCGAGGTATGCACGGACGCGGGACGCGGGAACCAGCCTGCCGCTGGTGTCCCTGTACCTGCCAAGGGCGCGGTCGTATCGGAACGGCGGACGTTCAGCCACGGCGATTCCGCCTACGGTTCTCCCGCTGCATCTTACGCCGCTTGCGGCGTTGCTCCGCCGCCCACTTGGCTAGCGGGCTCTTGCTACTACGTGGCACGTACACGCCCTGCTCCTTGCCAAGGAGGTTCATCGCCCGCCGTGACAGGTGATCCGGTACGGGAGTGTAGGCGGCGCGCTCGCTGGCGGTCATGCGTGCGAGGGTTGTGGACGTCACGAGATGATTGGTGTCGGTATTCATGTGGGCCTGTTGTTGATGGAGAGAAACCATTCGGCGACCTGCGGCCCAACGACGTTGCGGTCCGTGGTCACGGCGATTACGCGGCCTTCGCCCTGATGCGGCGGCGTGAGGATGAACACGCCGAAGTGTGTACCGGGCGGGAGCATGTCACGCACCGTGTCCATTACCTTTTGCGCAAGCGGAGCCGCCCTCAGAGCAAATCTCGCGTCCGCATCTACTTCCTCGTCTTTCATCTCCCCTGCTTCCCGTGTCCAATGTGAAAGTACCCGCAGTGAGGACAGGTGTATACCTCCAGCCCTTCGGCCGCACCCTTACGCTTCTGGATGCCCTCACGCTGCGCCTTGGCCCCTGCGCGTGAAGTGTGCTGCTGCTTGCCCGTCTTGTGGCACCAGCCGACGACTGGAGACCAGCGACGCGTTTTCATTGGGGCTAGCGGCTGATCCAGCGGGTGAACGCATCCACGGCATCCGTCAAGCGGTCCAGCGTCCAGATGGCTACGCGCTCCCACAGCGGCTTCCGGCGCAGCCGCATCGCCAGCAACCGCGCCTCTTCGTCCGTCGGCGGTGGAATGCGGCTGAAGGCCGCCTCCACCTCTTCCAAGGTAAAGCCAGAGCGCGAGAGGATGCGACTCGCTTTCGCTATCTGCTCAGACGTGGGATGGTTCATACTGGGGGCTTTCCGGGCAACCTGAAGTCGGTTATCAATCTCTCGCCTAAAAATGCGGCATAGTCCTTCGCATAGCGATGGTCGCCGCGATCTTTCCAATGATTCAACCAGTCGCGCTGTACCTGTACCGCGAAGGCTTCAAGTTCTGTGGTCAGGTGGATGCCATCACCTACCGGCATCTCCACCTCATACGCATCCGGGCCGGGGCCGGGAAACGTGTCCCCGCAGTGCCAGCGCCAACCGTCCTCTGTGCGAATCCAAAAGCCGCCGCCGATGGCGAATGCCTTTGTACCGACAGGGTAATTATGCCACTGCCGATGCGGTTTGAATTTCATGCGTCCGCCAGTTCTGAGGCGAGAGAGGAAAGAGCTGCGGCGCGCTCAAGCGCCAAATCGCGAACGACGGCCTTCCATCCCTTTGGGGGCGGGCGTCTGGCATCGGAGGCTAGGCGCGTCTGGCTCACCGTGTTCTCTGAAACGCCCAAGGCTTCCGCCATCGTTTTGATGATCGGCGGCCCCGCCAGCACGTCCACAGCCTTGTTGTAGTCCATCCTTCTCCTGCTCGCGTAAGATACTCTTGACACGATCCGTCGCCCACTGTATCTTACATGTCAGAGAGACGAAGCGCAACCCCGACGGAGCGGAGACGATGGAAGCGGTTCAGGTGGCATCGGTAACGGCGACCCTGCACGCGGCGGGCCTGACCGCCACCCGGATCGTACGTCGAGTGCGACGGAGCGGCTACAACGCGCGTCAGGTGAACGCATATCGCGTGGCCGTGTTCTTTACGCACTACGGAGAGCGCCGGGCGGAGATGGAAGCCGCCGCAGAGCGCGCCCTGTGCGCCGCCGGGTACGCCGTTTCGCGGCCTTTCCAGAACAGCAACGGCGTGCTGTTCGTGACTCACTCGCGCTAGCCGGAGACGACCTTTGAGCGCAGAGACCATCTGTCCGACCTGCGGGCGCCCAGCCAGCAGTCCATATCGCATCTTCAACTCGTCGGGCGAGGTGGAAGAGGGGTGCGTGGACGCTGCACACGACGGCGAGTTGCAAGCCCTCTCCGCATCCGCCCGCTGGCACAGCCGAGATGTGTCCGTGCGCATCCGGAAGGAAGCAGAGCGTATCCGCGGAACCAGAGGCGCGGTGACCGATGCCTAAGCCTACCTACAAGATCGTGGAGCGCGATAAGCGCTACTTCGTCTTCGGCTACGTCGGCGCGGGAAAGTACATGCAGTGCTCGGAAGGCTACAGACGGTATGCGGACGCTGTGCAGCGGATGCGCCTCAACTGCGGTTCCGAGCGAGCGGCCAAGGCGGAGTTGCTTGGCTGGAACGGCACCTCCATCAACGATTGACCACAGGAGCGAGGGGGCCATGCAGGGCATCGTGATAGAGACGCGCGAGGCGCACCCCGGTCTGTACCGGGCCGAAGTCGCAGAGGGACCGGCTTGGGCGCGCGGATACCGTATCGACCGCACGTCACGCGGGGAAGCCTACAACGACCTATGCCACACCCTGCGCACCATTCGCGTTGGCGGGGTTGATTTCATCCACGTACCGGAGTGACCACCATGAAGACACAACTTTGGGTAGTCAACGTCACGATGGAGATGGTAGTCCTCGCCCAAAACGAGGAGACAGCCAAGTCCGTCGCCGCAAGGTACGGCAGAGAGGGGACGGAAGACGCGCGGGAGATCGGCAGCGTTCGCCCCGTTCAAAGTTTGCAAGATTTGCCGAGGGGGTGGCGTGACGCCTTCCCGTGGAGCGACCTTGGGCAATTCATGACCTGCGGGGAAATGCTACGATGAACGCCCGCGACGTACCCGCCTGTATGCGCATCCCCGTGGACGAAGCGAGAGCGTATGAGCATGGCTACGGCTTCGGCAACGCGGGGCTGTCTCGCGACACTAATCCGCACTTCCCGCACGGCGAGACGCGACGGCTGGCGGTGGCGTGGGATGAGGGCTGGTGCGATGGGCTGGAGGTACTGCCGTGAGCGTTCCATCGCTTAACCGCACCGCGGAACGCCCATGGTGCGCCACAGAAGTAGTGCGTCTGGCGTTGGGTGGCTTTGCTGCGGAAGCCTTTGCCGACAGCGCCGATGCGGGATACTGGTCGGCGGTTTGGGATGATGTGTGTGTCGGGGTGCTGGCCTATCGACGTCCCGGCTTGGGATACGGCACATGGACCCTGTCGTGGTTGGCCGTGCGGCCCGCGTGGCAACACAGGGGAGTTGGGCGCCTGCTCGTCAACGCGTGGCTGGCGGACACGGGACCGCACATGGCCTACGTCGCTTCGGCGCTTCCCGCTGTCGGGTTCTACAAGCGCATGGGCTTTCGGCCTGTTCGTCGCCAGAGGCACCCATATGGATCAGACGATACGCTGCTGATGGTCCTCGAAACCTCAATCAATGGAGCGGACAAGTGAGCGATAACGTTGGAGACACCGGCCGCCAACTGGCGCATCGTATCGACGCGCTGGTGGGTGAAATGCGCGCGCTGTTGGGGGACGTGCTGCAACACGTCGGACCGTACGACACGGAGGCGCTGGCGACGATGGCAGAGGAAGGGAAGGTGATCGTCTTGCGGCTGGACGGGTTCGCTAAGCGGGTGCGTGAGGGCAACTTCAAGCCCGCTACCGTGTGGCGCAAGCCTACAGCCACGCGCGGCTAGCCTCCGTCCTCTCCCTCGTACTCCGGAGCGTCCAGAAGCGCCCTGCCGTCAGGTGGAGCGTCTTGCTGCCATGCTGCGGCCGCGTCGTCACGGTCTGCGGGCGTGATCTGCGCGAGGCTTGCGGCCTGATCGTCGGACAGTTCGGGTGGAATCTGCTGGCGTTTCATGCGACAGCGGAGAGAGCGAGGGTTTGGGGTGGATTAAAGCAGAACGGGCTGCGCACCGCGTCAGTATGGTTCTCCGCCGCCTCCAGCGCCCAGCGGATACGACGCATGGGGTCGAACTCCGCCGTGACCGCCAGCACTCCCGACGCAACAGCGCGCGCGATTGGATGCCCGGCGGTGGCGTAACCGCGCGAGTTGTGGAACACGCACAGCCGGTCGGAGACGTTGAAGAGTTGCCCGCCACAGGAAACGAGAAATTCAGCGGTGGCGTTCTCTACCCCGTTTTCGCGCTCTATACTCCCTCCCGCTTCCAGAACTCCGCGGATGCGGGGAACCAACTCTCGCACAAGATAGCCTTGGCTGTCGTCGCCGATTTTTGCGGGCAACTCTGCGCACGCATACCTGACGAGCTGCGTCGCCCTGACCGTGCCTGCTCCGCCTAGAACGAGCGGGGGTAGCGAGAAGATTTTCGGGCTCGTGTGGGCATCCTCAAACCCGTCGCCATACCAGCCGCCGCAGTCCGCGCCCATGTATACCGCGCCCTCGTGCTCTATCCCGACGATCAGCGTCATGGTCTCTGGTTCGGTTCAGGTCTGGGCGGTATACGGGCCAAACATCTTTCAGGGCTCCACCATCCAATACAATCCACCCCCAGACGAGGTTGACGTTTTCCGGTCGCGAGTAGCGCACGCCCACGGGAGCGGCGTAGACGGTGGCGCTCATTTCACCTTGGCGGACAACTTCAAGGATGCGTAGCGTTGTGGGCTCTCCACTCCGCGCGGCCTCCAGCCACGGCTCCGGAAGTGCAGGGTGACTCATTGCGTCAGGTTGGGTGGGCCGTCGGTGCGCAGCGCTGCATCGGCCTGTTCCGCCGTATATCCCATTTCGTTCATCAGGAACCACTTCCTGTCCACGCCGCTGCCCGCTGCGCCTTCAAACATGGTCCAGCGGCGCTCCTGCGTCGCCAGCGTGCGCTCCTGCGCGATCCTGGCGCGCGTGGCGGCTACGTCCTGCACCCCCAGCCGCGCGGTGCCTTCCTCTGCGTCCAGCAACTCACCCTGCACGGCCGCCAGCGTCGCGGTCTGCGCCGCCACGGACGGGCTGCCAGCGCTGGGATGGCTCTGGACCTGCACGGCGTAGTTGTCCGCGAAGTCCGGTGCTTCAGAGCCAGCAAGCCAGTCGGCAGCAATCGTTACCCATGTGAGCCCGGCGGCGAGCGCGCCGTCCACGGCTTCGGCAACGCCCCTGATGTCGTTGAAGAACCCGGCTCGCGCCTGCTCATAGGCTTCTCCGCTGGCCTCTGCCGTGCTGCCCGTCAAGCCGCTGCGGCGGTGCCCCTGACGGCAGGCGTAGCGCATCATCATCGTGTGGGCGTCCGCACCTTCAATGATGTTGGCGACCTGCGACGGCTCGTGGTAACTGACTTCCGGCGTAGTGAATCCGAACACAGGCGCGCCGTCCGCGTTGACGCCAGTCTGGTACGGGAAGCCGTTCAGCTTGCGGATAACTTCCGGTCCAAGATTGGCGTCTGCGGGCCAGAGGTAGTAAGTGACATTGTCAACAACCTGTGTCGTCGGCAGGTCGATGCCGGGCGGCGGCGTGGTCTTCCACTCTCCGTCTTCCTGCGCGTTGCTTTCCGTGCGCTGCCCATAACCATGCGCCTGGATCAGACGCGTGAGCGATGTGGCATCCAAGTCAAGCGCCGCCTGGATGCGCACCACTGCGGGCGTCAGGATGCAGCCCACGTCCGCGCTGACAACAGGAATCCAGCCGCCCCATGGATAGCGCGTCTCCGCGGTGTCGGCGCCCTCTGTCAACAGGCGCAGCACGGTTATGCCGCCTTCGTTGAACCACGTCTCCGCGCACTTCCTGTTCTGTGAATCATCGAACAGGAATACGCCCGTCTTTTCGTGCGTGTCGGGGTCGATGTAGACGGCGCAGGTATTGGGCGGCGGAGCCACGACGCGGATGTGCCGGAGCGCTGCTGCGCGGTCTGGCTGGCGCGGAATCCGCTGCTCCGTGCCGACGACTTCGCCCGACTCGTTTTTGATGGCGACTTCCTGCGTGCGGCTTGCCGGATTGAAGAAGAAGCGCAGGCACGCCTGCCCGCTCTTGGACATGGAGCCCTGCGCCACCATGCCCTTGACGCCCGTGGGGTTGCGGATATTGCTGCCACCCCACAGTCCTTCGGTCGTCCACCACGCCGACAGATCGCGCTCCCACTCGTCAACTGCGCGCTTCTGTTCGTCGGAGAGCCCACGCACGCCCTTCTCGTCAGCCGCGCCCGCTGGCTCCTTCGCACCTACCGTGATGCTGGCCTCGTTCGCGCACGCCCCGTCCACGCGTTCGGTAAGGCACGTGTACATCTCCGGATTGGGCGTCAGGAGGCGGGTAAGGTCCGACTTGGCCTTGGGGGTAAGCTGGCCGTTTACGTCGAAGCCAGCACCGATCCAGGGCTTGCCGTCCTGTAGGTGATCGGCCAGCACCACGTAGGCGTAGACGCTGTCCGCGTGGCCCTTGTCGAAGCCGCCGGGGAAATTGGCCGTGGCAGCCGCCAGCGCATGGTCGTACGTCCACTCCCGCCGGTCGCGTGGCGGGGTGGAGGTTGAGGCGCTGTTCGTGGTGGGCGTGGCTAGGGCCATGCGGCAGCGGGGATTCGAGGGAGCGGGCGAAGAAAGCCGTTCAGGTGTGAACTATAGGCGCTGTCGAAGGCAGGTGCAATGGGCGAAGCGCCCGGTCAAAGACGGCCTCGCCGTTCTCGTTTAGCAGATGCCGGAGCAGCAGGCGGCGATGCCGGTGCACGAGTCCATGCACACGGTCGGACGCGGACAGGACTGGCAGGTCGCGTCGTCGCAGGTGTAGGGACAGGTGTTCTGGCCGCAGTGCGTGAACAGGGTGTCGGGTGGACACGGCCCGCACGCCGTCTCGGCCGAGGCGCCACCGCCGCCGCAGGTGTCGTAGTTGGTGTCGTCCACGCAGAGCGCGCCCGTGCGCCCCTTCACTGTCCCGAAGCCTTCTGCGGGGTTACGCCCGGTGGCAAAGCTCTCCACCATCAGTTCGTCGAGGTCCAGCTTCAGCTTCCGCATAGTCGCCTCCTCAGGCATCCGCGGTTATGCGCCACGCTCTCACCCGGCGCCCGGTCTCCGCAGCCTATGCCCTGCGGCCGGCGATGCTGTTGTGGTACGCGTCAAATGCTTCCGCCAGCCTTAGCCGCTGGCGGTGGACTTCTGGATGGGTTGGGGCGTTGAAGGAGCAGAGTTGATCCACGTACGCGGACGCCACGTCAATCACAGCCTGTCTGGCTGCCTCTGCGTCCATGCCGCGTGGAAACTCGCGCTCTCTCATCTCCCCTTCCTGCGCGTTTGGGATTTCCTTAGTCACAAGCCCTCCCCACATACGTCGCAACATGTGTCGAGCGAATAGCCGTCCAAACTCTCTTCTTCAAACGACGCGTGAACCAATCCCTTACCACAGTTCTCGCATGGATTGGGGTAGTTGCTCCAGCACCGGCTACAGCGCGGCGAGCCTTCTTCGTGCTCGTCCTCGCAAGCACCCAAACGTCTCATCGTCCCTTCTTCCCTGTCTGGCGCTCTTTGGTGTATGGCTGGCGATCGGGCACCTTTGTTGGCGTCGTCTGCACCCCCAGCGGCTGGCGTGTCCAGCCTGCGGGAGTGGTGTCTGCCGGCGCGAGGATAGACGCAGCCATCGCTTGCGCACGAAGGTGCTCTGAAACAATCTGTTCCGTGGTCACAGCGGGTTTGTTGCATGGCGTCGCGTACGCCTCCACTGCTCTGCGAATCAGTTCAGACACGGACAGCGCGCGTGAGCCAAGCCGCAAACCCAACTCTGCCGCTTTGCGCTCCCACGCCTGCCAGTCGCCGGGTCGCACGCTGACGGTGCGCGTCTCTCGCTTGTCGCTCATGTGCCTACAGTAACGCCGGTGACCCCTGTAGCGCAAGTGTTGAGCGTGGTCGTTGTGCTTACCGCCGCGCGCTGCGCGTAGTGGGGACGCCTGCCCACGGGTTCACTGCGGCGCGGTTGTTCAGCATCAGTTCGGTGAAGAGCCACACGACAGCGTCAAGCCGGTTGGGCGATGGATCGCCAGGGGACCACGTGCACTGCTCTCGTTCCAAGGGAGCGAAGTGGCCCGCGTGGTGCACCCTGCCATCCTCGTATAGTTTCTGTACCGGCTCTGCCCGCGTGAGCTTTCCCCGGCTGGCGTGGATCAACTTGACGCGAGGCGCCTTGGGCACGGTGCCGATGGTGATCGCCACCATTTCGCCGCCGTTGTTAGCTTCGGCCACGAGCACATCCGCATTCCACTCGTTGTATGCGTCAACGCTGGCCTGCGCCCACTTCTTCGGCCCGCCCGCCAGGGTCGCATCCCGCAAGAGCACACCGTGCACCACGCCGCCGCGCTTCTCGATACCGCCAACCATGATCCCGGCTTCGTCGTTGCCCTCAGAGGCGTTGGGATCGACGGCCACCACGATGCGGTACAGGCGCCCCGTGTCCTCCGGAGAGAGTGGCACTTCGCGAAACGGGTTGATGTCCCGCTCACGCTGCCAGAGGCCGGATTCCGCCTCCGTTTCGTGCTGTGCCTCACGCAGAAACGCGCCTCTGCCCCACTCGTTGATCTGCGCTTCGCACGTGGCGAGGTTCTGGCCTTCCCACGTTGCTTCGCCACCCGTGATCCGCCAGCGCCGCGAGCCGTCTTCTCTGTCCTCATGCTTCAGCGTCAGACCGATTACGGCTGGTTCCTCGAACACCTCCCGGTCCAGAAGGAATTCTGCTTTGCCCTCTGCCAGTTGCGTGGCTATCGACAGGTCGTGGATGCGGTTCTGAATGAACAGCACGGCGGCATCAGAGGCGCCAGCGGGCAGGATGGATTCAGTGATCGTCTCTATTTTCTTTTTGATCGTGGGCGGTGAATCATGACGGTCGTCCACGTCGTCGATCACGAACAGGTCGGGCCTATCATCCCCCAACTTGACGCCGCGTGCAGCCGCGTCCACGCCAAGCGCGAGCACGCTGAATCCGTTGGCCGCGCGGAGAATGTCCATGCGCCAACCGATAGAATTGCCGTAGCCATTGACGGCCCTGCGGATGCCGAGCGCCTCGAACCTGCTGGCGATGGCTTGGACGTGCTTGTTGGCCTGATCCTGCGTGGCGCAGAGGTAGACGGCGAAGTTGCGGCTGCGCTTCACCCCCACGCGTGTCACACCCAATTCAGCCGTGCTGCTCTTGGCCCCGCCGCGCGGCCAGATTTCCACGTGGGCGGTGGGCTTTACGCCCGGAACCAGTGCCTCAAACCATTCCCAAAGACGCACGTGCCGCAAGGCAAACGGTGCCTTCGCGGCCAGTGGGAAGTTACTGGTTACCCAGGTGCGCCAGTCGCCGCCCTCAAATAGCCCGGAGAGCAGCGTGTCCATCTCTGCGCGCTCTGGCTCTGTCAAGAAGGGCATTAACGCGCTTAGCTCGTTCGTCATCCGTCAGGGCTGCGGTGATGCTGGTGGGCTGCTCCCTCAGGAGGCGCATCTTGTCGATGGCGATGCCGAGCGAGACGGAAACGTTGGACAGATTCGCATCGCTGATCTTGTCGCCGATGCTGTCCATCAGAACGTGCGCCAGGGCCTCCAGACGGTCCGCGAGGTCTTCTCTTTTTCCGGTGCGCATCTGCGCAACCTCTTCGTGCACGCCGCGTTCATTGGCCCAACAGTCCAAGGTTTTGTGGGGAATACCGAGCGCGATTGCGGTAGCCCTGACGTTCCCGCCTTTCGCGTCCAGCGCAGCAAGGGCTTCCGCCTTTTGTGAATCTGAATACCTGCGGCGTTCACGTGCCATGCTATGAGAGTACCCGTCAGGAGGGAGAAAGGTCAAGGCTCACACCGGAGCAGGCCGCGGCGTGCCTGCGAAAGCCGTTGGCGGTGAACAGCCTGCCGCACTTCGGACAGGGACGCCGCGGGTGTTTCAGCGGACGCTTCAGTTCTCGCGGCGTCAGGTGCACGAAGTCATCGTCTGGCTGATTGATTTAGACCTCTGCGTACACCTCTGCCAAGTCGGCTTCCAGTTCACGAATCCGCTCCACCAGCGCGCGCACTTCCGTAACAGGGAGGCGCAGGAAGGAGTAGTCTTCTGCCTCCAAAATGCCACAGTGCCGCAGATAATCGTCCAGCAGTTCGGGTGTCACCTCTACCCGCTCGGATGCGCGATTCATCGGACGTGCTCCAGTGCATCGGCAATTTCGCGCGCCACCTGTTCGGAAGAGCACGCAGCAACGAATTCACCGAGCGCAAACCCGCGCTGGTTGTCCCAAACGGCGTACGGCAGTCGTTCCACGTCCAATCCCCGAAGCGCTTCACAGGTGATCGGGCTGTCAGTCGCGCGCACCTCGAATCTGCGGCCTTTCCTGCGGCGGCGAGGCGCCCGCTCGGATGCGTGGTCGGTAGTCATGCGCTCACACCTCCATCAGGTTCATTTGCCTGCCCGGTGTGAAAGCCACCAGCGCATGGGGGTTACACACCTGTCACGTCGAATCCGAGTGCCTTCAGAGCGTTGACGGGGTTGCGGTAGAGGGGAATATCACCGGTCTCGTCGGGTGTAGCCGGGCCTTGCCAGAGCTTGCCGCACAGAAGCGCGCGAGCGTTGGTGCCACAGTGCACGAGCGCATAACTGTAGAGCGAATCCACCAGCGGAGCCAGCCTCCACTCTGGATTGCATTCCACGATTCTCTCCGCAGCGGCTACTTGCTCGCCCACCACTGCATCCCACGCGGCCCTTTCCAGTTCGGCGGCGTCCATCGTTCGTTGCTCCGGTTGAAGGTTCAAGCGTGCTGGCGGCTGTCACACCGCCAGCACGGGTAGGGGCGTCAGTCGTAGTCGGGGGCCACCGTGAACGGGGCGCCGAAGTCGTCGCACCGCACCCCGAACGCTTCGGACTCGGCGCAGTAGGGGCACTCACATCCGGCCTCGTGGTCGGGGACGCCGTCGAAGATGCCGGAGTTGCGGTGCGCAAACGCGGCCCCCATCCGGATGATATTGCCCCAAGTGTTCCACGGAGCACCTGCGTCCCGTCCATCGAAGTCGCGGCGTGCCTGCCAGTGCTCGGAGTAGTATCCTCCCGTGTCCAGCGACCCGTCCGGAGCGACGTTCCACACGACCCACGGCGTGAGCGGGTGCGGCGTGCTTTCCTCCGTGTTGAAACGGTAGACCAGTACGCGCGAGAACGGGCCAGAGCGCTCGTCGTGCACCGTGTAGCCGGTCTCCATAGTCAGCTCGTCGCGCTTCATCGTTCGCTCCGTTGGTCGTGAGGTGCAGGGGTGCGGTCAGGCGTAGGCGCCGACGCGCCAGACGCGGTGCATCGCTGGACGGTTAGTAGTGCGCTTCGACTGATTCTCGTTGTAGTCCACACTCTCCACGATGCCGCGCAGGTTGAACGTGGCGCGCTTCAGCACCTTGGCGACCTTCTCCGCCGCGTCACGGGACCAGCAGGTCACGATCACCTGAGAGCCGAATGCATCCACGTCCTTGAACTTCAGGCCGCCGGAGCGAAGGATGCTTTCAAGCCGCGCGGTCATCGTGGGGTCACCCATCGTCCGTTCTCCGTGGTCACGAGTGCAGGGTGCGTCCTACCTGACAGGCAATCTAAGCACCCTCCCCGGTCCTGTCAACCCCCACGTTGATAAAGGTTGAGATGTCCTCTCCGAAAAACGAGGCGATGAGGTGCGCCGTGGTGAGCTTGGGCACGTATCCAGCCTCCGTCTCCATGCGGGAGAGGCTTTGGGGCTTCATGCCGATCCGCTCACCCATCGCTGCCAGGGTGAGCCCTGCGCCGTCGCGGTGGCGGCGCAGGGAGGCTTGGAAGCGGGCGGCCACATCGGAAGAGAGGGCCACGGGTCAAGCCGCCTTGGGTGGACAGAGCGCCACGTACACGGAGCGCCGGTCGTAGTCCGCCATCGCCAACTGCATCGCCATGTGTCGCGTGCGCTCCTGCTCCGGCGTTTCGTCGGTGCAGCCGGTGTAGGCGTGCATCAGTCCCGAAAGTGCGCCGTCGCGCTGGTAGCCAGCGTCCGGATCATCCGCGTTCTCCGCGGGCTCGATGCCGTGCGCCATCAGGTCCAGCGCTTCGTCGTATGCCTTCGGCTTCCACGAGTCAGCCCCTGGATTGGCGAAGGGGACGGCGATGGTGGAGCAGCCGTTGGATCTCCAGACGTAGCCGCGCGGGGTGTCAACGTTGAGATCGTAATCGTGCCAGTCGATTTCCGCGCCGACTGCCGCTGCCGCCTTCTCTAGATCGCTACGCTTCGCCATCGTTCGCTCCGGATTGATGGGTAGACCGCGTTCCTGCCCTACATCTACCAATCTAACACCCTTCGCGTCCCCTGTCAACCCCAAGGTTGATACAACCCGGTGACAGAATGTCCAGCCGCAAGTCACAGTTTGTCCAATGGTCGCTTCTCCCGTTCCACTCTCTCCCGTACGGCTCTCCACCTTCTCACCCAAGGCTGGGACCGATGGGAGGAAGAATGCCCAAGGCTGCACAGCGGCGGTAGAAGGCGGCGTTCAGCGAAGCGAGCATGGCCTCTCCTGCGGCGTGCTCGCGCTGGGCTCTCCACAGGTCCGGTGCGGCGGGTTTGTCGGCGGTCGCGTCGGTCATGCTTGCCTCCGGTGGCGAGCGCCTTTGCGCTCTTGTTTCTGCCGCTCACGCTTCATGCGCTCGTGGAAGCCTACTTCCTTGCCGGAGCAGTATTCGCACTGCGCGGGGCCTTCGTGATAGAAGTCAACAATCACCTCACGCGTGCAGGTTGAGCAGGTGGTATAGCGGAACGCGGGCACGGGCGGCGGCGCGGCTTCGCTCATTTCCATTCTCCCCACGGATCAACCTCGCGCGTCGGCTCGCGTCGGTCGGGTCCGCGCAGCACGGCACCCTTGAGGTTGGCCGCCATGCGGCTGGTGAGCTTCCCCCACTCCGGCGAACGCTCCGCCAGTTGCCTGCGCCCATAGTTGCTGGTGTAGATCGTGGGCTTGCCCGCGCGCTGCTCCATCAGCCTGAACATGTGCGGCGTCACGTCGTCGCCAGAGCCTTCCGTGCCCACGTCGTCAAGCACCAGCACGTCCGCCCACGCATAGCGGGATACAACCTGCGCCGCCGTGGTATCCGAGCCACGGCCGTATGTGTTGCGTACCTGGGCAATCAGGTCCGCGCTCGTGATCCACATGAGCGAAGGCCAGTTTTCGTCCCTGCCGCCCTCAAAACGGTAGATGCGGCCCAAGCCCCTTTCGGCCAGCGCCAGCAGCGCAGCGGCGGCCAGATGGCTCTTGCCGTTTCCGTACGCCGCCTGCTCGCCGGGCCGTTCGGAGGTGAGCAACAGGCTGGGGCCGCCGTCAGGCTTGCCCGCCGCAAACCATCGCTCCGTAGCGTCCACCCACGTTCTCGCCAGCGCCAGCGCACCTCGGTCGGGGTTCGGATCGAAGGTGGCGAAGGACGCGTGGCGCACCTTCGTGGGCAACTGCCGCCGTACGAGGTGAATCAGCGCCGCCCGTTCTTCGGCCGCGTCATCCACCGAAGTCGTCGGGGACAATGGTCGGGTCTCCGTCAGCAACCGACTGGCCCTGCTGGCGATAGCGCCAAGCGTCTCTATCTCCCCGCCCCGTGCCGTTGCTTCGTCCGTTGCCATTCGATCCCCCATCAGTGACTGGAGCGGTCAGTGCCGCCTGAAACTCCCGCTTGAAGTCCAGCAAATCCCAAGGCTGGCCCCTGCTGTATTTGAACAGGTGAGGCATCCCTTGAATCGCCCGGTTGATCTGCTCTGGTGTTCGTTCCTCGCATATCAGCCGCGCGGCTCTGCCCTGTTTGCCTATCTCGCTATCCGGCGGTCTTGCTCCGGTCGCTTTCTCTTCCCGCTTGATCCACCATCCCAAAAGGTTCTCACCGGCATCCGGCGCGGCACGCGCCCCCTCCGGAGGAGGGGGTTGTAGTTCTGTCTCTTCTTTCTTCTCTATCTCTTCTCCTCTATCTGTGCGTTTCGTGGCGTTACGTGGCGTTACACGTCGTGACTTGGGTTTCTCTGGCGTTTCTTGGCGTTGCCGCTCCCGAAACGCGCGCACTCTATCTTTGCTGTCATCAACGCGTTCGCGCTTGGGCTGCTCTGTCTCCCAATCTATGATTCTCATTCCGTCCAGTGCCTTGCCCTGCATCGCCTCTCGAATGCTCGCTACGGCCTGCGGTTCTATATCCAAGGCTATAGCGGCTCCTTCGTCATCCCATCCCACCAGCGTTCCGCGCGGTGTCGCACGAGACGCGTTGTCCTCCATCAGATCCCATACGGCGAGCACGAACGCCACCGGTTGCGAGGCCCGGCGAGCGACGAGGCGCCATCTAGGGTTGAGGGCTGCGCCGTGGTGGCGACGGAACCAATCCACAGGACTAGGCCGCGTGGCGCATGGCGAGCAACTGCCGGTCGCACTCTGCGGCAGCCGCTACAATGGCCCGTGCGTGCGTGTCTACGGCCCTACGGAGCGCGGCAACGTCGCTGGCGTCCTCTGAGCCAGCCAAGCGGTCGAACACGTCCCGTAGCGCGTGAGACAGCCTTCCGTGATAGCCGTGGTCGGTGTCTCGCTCCTGCCCGAACGTCGCCCCCTCTTTCTGGATCGTGGCGACGCGCGTAACGGTCCACTGGATACCGTCGAACGCAAGGCGGAACTGGTTGATGCGCAGGTCTAGCATGGCGGGTCAGGCGCTTTCAGCGCGGGCAGAGGTGACGATGGGGGAATCAGGCCGCATGGACGGCAGCGGGCAGGAGACGCAGTGGGCGGCCAGCGCTGATCTGATGCGCGTGGCTCGCCAGCAGTTCACGCATCGTGACGGTTTCGCCCGTGCCGGGGTCGATCACCTCAACGCTGTCCATGAATGCGGCGCCCACGTCCTTCAAGCCGAGATGGACGGCTAGGAGCAGTTGTTCGGTCAGGTCTTTCAGGTGACGCCACGCGATGCGTAGTGCCTGTTGGCGGCGTTCGGCAAGCGTCCATGTGGGGCGGCGCAGCATCTCCATGATGCGCTCCGTTCTGGCATCCATCCGCACCGGAACCTCGCCCAACTCCGTGCGCAGCGCAAAGCGGATAGCGCAGAGTTCCCCGCGCTCGTTCCACTGCTGCTCAAAGCGAGACGCGCCGTACTTCGCCACCAGGGCAGCGATTTCTCCCGCGCTCTTCTCCGCCGCGATGGACGTAGTTTCGTACTTAATGGCCTGTGCCATCGTCTCTGCTCCATACACGGGGACTGGACATGGGGAACCTCACGCTAGGCGTTAGTCGGGGAAGTCATCTAGACGTTCCCAGAGGAGAGTAAATCTACCCCGGCCTTCGTCAACAGCGAGGCCACATTCCACCAGTAAGGCGCAGGCGTCTTCGTAAGCGGACAGGCAACCATCCGAAACGACGGTGCGCGGGAAGTGCTCCTCCCCTGCCGCTTGCGCAAGAACGTCCATCAACGTCTCAGCAAGTCGTTGGCGGGTTAAAAGAGGAAGACCAGACACGAGTAACCCCCGGTGTACGTGAGTGGAGGTCCGCCCCGCCCCAGCCCCGGCAAAGAGGCGGAAGTCGGCTCACGTACACACGGGGGTCGATGGACACTCGTGCGCTGTGCCGGGGGCTTGTTTCAATCCGCGCCTCCCAACGCGGGCGACTCTTAGGCCGCGACGAACAATCTACATGCGCCAGACTTCGGCGCAACCCTCACCTTAGCGCAGTTGCACGCGGGTCAAGGTCCAGCGGCACGTCCTCGCGCAGTTGGGCCAGCGTGAGGTTGAGGTACGCCCGCTCCCGCCCGTTCACCAGCCATTCGCGTTCGCAGTCCTTCAGGGTTGCGCCGGGCAGTGCGTCGTACAGCCCGTCCAGCGAGCCATGCGCGGACACAAGCTCTGCCGCGCGCCTGTCCGTGAAACCGTAGAAACGCGCCCCAGCCTTCGTCTGACGCTGCGCGCCGAGCCGGGGTATGTCATCCCCCTTGTCGCCCGCGATGGCCTTCAGCGACGTAATCTGGTGCGGCCAGACGCCCATGCGTGCGTGCGTCCCGGTCGCGTCAACGGCTGTCTCGCCCCCGTTCTCCGGCCAGAGAATCGTTGCCCGGTCCGCGCATTGGAGCAGGTCTGAATCGCGCGTCAGGATCATGATGCCTGTCCCTCTAGCCGCGCAGCGTGCGGCGAGCGTCGCCAGCACGTCATCCGCCTCAAATCCGCTTACTCCCGCGTGGCAGATTCCCACGCTGTCCAAGAGCGGCACGAGCGCGTCCGTCATCTCCGCCGTGGAAGGTCCGCGCGTCACTCTTGACGCCTTGTACACCGGGTCCATCAGCCGTCGCCACGTCGGTTCGGGACGGTCCAGCGCTACCACGAGGTGCGAGGGGCGCCAGCGGAGCAGCGCCTTGCGGATCATCCCCAGCGCGACAGCGGCGGCTCCGGCGGCATCCGCGCACTGCGCCCCGTGAAACGCCCGGTGCAGCGTGTTGGACCCGTCCACCGCCAGTAGCATTCTCATAGCCGCGCCTGTCCGTTCAGCAGGTAGGTTTCGGCTTTGATCTGCTCCAACTTCAACTTGATGTACTCGCTGCGGCGCTTCCACGCTTCAAGGCGGTCGTATATCTTGCCGATCTGCTTACCCAACTCGCGCGCGCGCCTTCTCTCGTCAATCGATTCCTGCACGAACTTGCGATAGCGCGGATGGGCATGGGCGATGTCCTCTGCGCGCCCGTCCGTCAACTCAATCTTTACCTGATTGCCCTTGCTGTCCTCCCTGAACTGCGGAGAACGGTTGTATAGCTCTCGCGCTTCCTCTTTCAACTCAGAGAGCAATAGGCTGCGCTCCACATCCCACATGGAAGGAGAGCGGCCCCTGGAAGCGAAGCGGTCGTCTATCGCGCCCTTCTCCGCGCGGAGCGGAGAGAGCTTTTGCCGCAGCCCGAAGAACTTTTGCGGCAGGTCCTCCATCTCGCGCAGCAACCCGTCCACGTCGTAGCCGGTTTCGTGGGCGACGAACGCGGTCGTGCGGCCGGGATCGTTCTGGTTCATCTGCTCACCAGCAGTCCAGCCACAGCCACCAAGCCCTGCTCCGTGACGATGCCGACGAAAGCGGGCTGGGCCTGTTCCAGGTAGATGCGGACGACTCCGTTCTCTACTCGGATGCGGTAGATCGGCATGACTAATTCACGCAGCAAGGGTAGAAAGCAGGTCGCCTTGCAGGGGCGGTTCGTCGGAACGGTGCCAGATGGCTTCTCGCGAAATGCCAGAGCGATTCTTGCCCTGTGCGCCGGGGGTGTCGCGGAATGGGGCAAATGGTAGCCACGTCGCGCCCACGTTTTCACAAACGATGGCCTGACCGCGACGGTTCCTGCACCACGAGGCCAAATCCGAGTAGTCTATCCCAGCGGCGCCAAACGTGTAGAAGTTGCCCGCCCCGTTACTGTACGGCGGATCAACAAACCAATCCGCACGCCAGTTGGGGAGGGCGGCGTAAGTACCCTCACACACCCTCCAATGGCGTATCCACCGTAGCTGGCTTACGATGCGGGCCCGGCGTCGTTCCGACCAGAACTTACCCTCGTATCGAGCGCTGAACTCCGGATCGCCGCCGTCGCGGTGGTATTTCTTCCACCATGCACGCGGGCGCTTGGCTGGTTCGGCGTCGGCAATGGCGATGTTGAAGCCCACGAGCCACTTAGCCTCCTGTGGCACAGCGCCAAGGTCGTCAGGACCTTCGTCGGGCCCGAGCAAGCGCAGGCGCGCGATTTCACTTTCCGGAGCACGGATCAGGTAATCCCACGCGCCGCATACGCGCGGGTTGGCGTCGCACAGCAGGACTTTAAGATGCGGGTAGCAGCAAGGGTAAGCGGCCGATCCTGCGAACGCGTCCACGATCTGCCGGGTGACTGGAGGCGGATAACGGGGCGCGATCCTGTGCTTGGCCCCATAGTAGCTGAAGAACGGACGCAGCCTCACGTGTAGTCCTCCACCTCTGCCGCCCTCGACAGCGCGCACAGCGGGCAGCAAAGGTCTCCGTCTGCCACTACTTCCCAGCCTTGGGCGACGGCCTGCTCTACTCCCCGCTCTCCTGTTTCTACCTCAATCAGGGCAGTGCAGAAAGCACACTCAGTAAGGACGGTGGCAGAATCGTCGGTGGGAATGCCGGAGCGCGCTGAAGTGAAAACGCGGCGGCAATCGCACGCGGGATCGTCGCACAAACCGCTTATACGGGAAGGGCGGGCATCAGGCATCATAGACCTGCATCGCCGCGGTGACTTCCTTAATCGCTACGCCGGTCACGCTGCTCCATTCGCGGGCATCTGTTTCCGTTATCTCGCCGCGCTCCGCCCGAAGCAGAACTTGCTCTAAAAGAAGTGAAACTGCTACTTCCAAGATCGCTCCGGTCTCCGCAGCGCTCATCCCGAAACGTTCCATCACGGGCGTCTTTCGGTCAGGCATCGGCGTAGTGCAGCACTCCTTCCTCTGCCAGACAGCGGAGACACGGAGCGCCGGAGTTGCGGTCCTCCATCGGCTGGCTGTGTCGCAGTGATGCGCACCACGATATACCGCCGATGGCGCGGGGATCGTCGCGGGCAACGAACATCGAACACTCCTGCCCTCTGCCGTTCGGTCGCTCCACGATCAATTCATCCAGTAGCGCCTTGAGCGTTGGCCCATGCACGTCGAACCCGGGGTAGAGTTCCATCATCCCTTCGGCGTGTTGATCGTAATTGTGGGCGAGGTGGAGCATCCACACGGAGCACTGTTTCTTGTCGTCTGGATCGCGGTTGTGGATGCAGCGTTCGCACCAAAGCTCAAAGAAACCTTCGCCTTCAGTGCCGTTGCTGAAGTAACCCATTAGCCGTCCTCCGGTGTGCGGTCAAGCCAGAGCGTGAGGCGGTCACGTAGCGCCGTCACCTGTTCACGATCCAGTAGTAGGTCTACCGCTGGATCGCCGTCGTCCGTGGCGGACATGCTGAAGCGAAGGTAATCCACTAGACCGCCATCGGTGCCGCAGTGTGCTGGAATCCCTGCTATCTCCAGCCACCCGCCGCGCTCGCCTTTAGGGGTCGGCAACACATGCGATCCCCTGTAGAAGTACGGGGCGCCTAGGTTCCCTGCCGTTTCGTCGTCCATGTCCCCGTCGATGGAAAGCCATGTCGCGAACAGGCTCATTTGCTCACCTTGGGCTTAAGCTTCTTCTCTCCTACCTGCTGCCACGCAACGTCTCCGAACATCTCGTAATGGGGCCTGCACCAGCCGTCTATCTGCGCAGGTCTGTCACAGGCTCCGCACTGGCCCTTGCCAGGCAGGACGACGGTGTTCAGGTGAGGTTTGCGTGGCATAGGCGCTCGCTGGGTTGTAAGTGCGGCCGCAGGTTTCGCATCGGCCAGAACAGGGATTCCACCGGCGGTGCCGCAGGTCGCATACGCATCGGAGTGGCGGCTCAACGTGGTTCACTGTGCCTCACCGGGTGCTGGGGCGTTCATGGCGAGCGCGTGGGCACGATCAGCGACCGAAGATGCAGCAACAAATCCAAAGCCGTGCCCTTCGTCGCTCGCGCTGACGGCTTCGGCGCAGAGGTGGCGTTGGCCTCTGGCGTGCTCCTTGAACTCCGCAATCAACCTCCACGTCGCATCTTCATCGGGATGTTCGCGTGTGTACCCGACGAACCATTCCGCTCGCTCTCTTGCGCTTTTCATGGCTTCGGTTCTCCGGGATAGGCTGTCTCCGCCACAGCAGCTACAGCCTCGTCGCGAGGGATGAACATGGTGGAGTCGCGCTGGATCGTCGCGAACGGCCTGCTGGATAGCGCCAG